ATGTTCACAGCAAGCTTCCTACTAGGTGCCGCGATGTGCATCGGTAGTTTTTTTGTCATCCAGCCGATCGCCCGATGGTGGGTGAGGCAGCACGAGCCTGAGCCGCTTAGATTGCGGGACGTCGAGACGCTGATGCGTGACGACGACAAGGCCTATAGAGCGACCCAGGCGACACTGCACAAAACCGGCGAGACCTTTGGAGCGATCATGGCGATCGTGATCTTTATCGGCGGCATCATCGTCGGCAATTTCTAGACCGCCAGTTCCGCATTCCCGCCTGCCTCGTACCACTCGACGAGCTTGCCGATCGCGGTCGTTGCCATTTCGGGATGAAGCGCCAGGTAGTGGCGCAGGATCAGCGTGGCGCCCTGCAGGGAGTGGCCGGAGACGGCGCAGATCTCGGGAAGGGTCAGGCCTGACATCGCCATCCAGGTCACGCCCGTTGATCGGAAGTCCTTCTCCTGGACGGTCGCGACGGTCGCCACCTGCTTTGCCGCTTCCGCGCGGATCTCGGCAAAGAGGTTGCGGTAGGTGTAGTGGTTCCAGGGCTGCCAGGTGGCCTCGTTCAGATGGACGAAGACGGATTTCAGGTTCTTTCCCTGGCGACGGATGGCGGCCTGGTCCCAGCGTTTCTTGAGCTCGGGCGCTACCGGTGCGTTGACGATCGCGCCCGTCTTCTGCTGGCGCACAACGAAGCGGCCGTTGCGGATGGCAGACAGTTTCAAGGCGAGGCGATCGGCCTGGCGCTGGGCTGTCCACACGCCGGTATAGAACACGTCGGCCATGTCGGGCCGGCCGAGGCGCTCGGCGGCCTCGACCAGGGCGAGGAACTCTGACTTGGACAGGAAGCGGGCGCGGGGTGGCGGCTGCTGCATGTCGAGGTCGCGGGCGGGATTGAAGGCAAGGCCCCGGATCTTGCCGGAGTTGAGGCCCCACTTGATGGCGATGCCGAGGACGGTGAGAACGCCGCGGGCCGTGGCCAGCCCCCTTTCCTTCCAGAGCTCCTCGTAGAGCCCGTAGCAGATCGGCCGATCAAGCGCGGCGACCTCGCAGGCCCAGAGATCCGGATCGTGATCCTGGATCACGCGGCTCTTCTGGCGATAGTCCTTGATGGTCGCCGGCCGCTTCGACAGGATCCGCGGGCTTTGCAGCCAGTCTTCGAACAGACGCGACAGGGGGTAGACCGTGCGGCGCACGGCGACCGAGGCGGCGGCTGTTGCCACCGTCTCGCGCTTTCCCTCAGATTTGATCGCTGGGCCGCGTTTGGCCTCGTCGGCGGCAAGTGACCGGCAAAAGGCGTCCGACCAATCCAGCGCCTCGCCAGGGCTGAACCAGCGGCCATCATCGTGGCGAAGGTCCTGGCCCTTAAAACCCTGCTCGCGGAGCCCCTTTGAGGGGACGAAACGCGGGCGGCCTTCGCGCCAGGCAACGTGCCGGATCTTCGGGGTGGTGGTCTTTGCCATGGTGCTTACCTCAACACTCCATGAACCAGTGACGGCGCTGGTCGTCACGCTCGCAGGTGCAGCCGTTCGGCTCGCCGGTCTCGAACCCATCCTCAGAGATCTGCCAGCCGTGCTCCGTGCCGCACAGGTGCGCCATATTGACCGCCTCTACGACTTCTTCGCAAGAGAAGGATGCAGGGACGCAGACCGACATGGACAGCGCCCCCACTTTGAGAAAGGTGACCTGGTCGGCCTTGCTCATGCCGTGCCCCTGGCCGCCATGTCGGCGATCGCGGCCGAGGTCCTTGCCGGCAAATCGACAATCGGAACTTCGACCGCCGAGCCGCCGAGCGCCTCGACGAGCAAGACCAGGCTGCGGCGCTGGACGGGATCCTCGATCCGCTCGAAGGCCTCGACCAGGCGGCGGCCCTGGTTCGACAGGATCGGCAGCTGCGGCATGGGCAGGCCCTGGGTGACTTCGCTGCCCGTGCCGGCGAAGAGCGCCTCGAGCGGCACGGCGAGCGCGTTGGCCATGGCGACCAGCTTCGAGCCGGAGACGCGGTTCGTGCCCTTCTCGTATTTCTGCACCTGCTGGAACGTGATGCCGAGCGCGGCCGCGAGCTTCTCCTGGGTGAGGCCGCGGCGCTGGCGGAGCGCGCGAATGTTGCTGCCGATCGCGGCGTCATCGGGGTTCGGCGTCTTCGGGTTCTTGGCAAACTGCATGGGTCTTCTCCTCTTGCGTTGTTGAACATGGCACAAAAAGCCCCGGCGGCGCCTACGCAGAACATGCGCCGCCGGGCAGGATGCGGGCTGACAGGGAGGTCATCAGGCCCGGGGGATAGGATGCGGGGGTGTCAGAAGTCGGCTCGGCTCCATTTCGGGTTCCCTGACGGACAGCAAAACCCTGATCCCGACCCTGCCGACTTCTGAAGACCAGTGCCGGGGGTCGGTGGCACTGGCTGGGGCTATGGCGGGCCGGAGATCCGCCGCGGCTTGATCAGCCGTCCGGCCCGCCCTCGCGGCGCACGGCTGGGAGGCGACGGCGCCAGAAAGGCTCGCTCATGAAGAGCGCGGTAAGCACGAGCGTCTGTGCCGCCAGGAACGGCACGACGATGACGACGAATTGCGCCATGGTGAGCGGCGGCACGGCATCGATCCAGTCGAGCAGGGCTTTCATTGCGCCCTCCCCCTGTAGCCGCCGGCGACGGCCGCAAGCCGCGTGATCTGGCCGCCGCCCGGTAGATGGATGGCGTCATCCTCGTGCAGGATCCAGGCGGCCTCGGCGATGATGCAGGCATTCTCAAGCGTCGAGCGCTCGATGTGCCGCTCGATCGCGCCGAGATATTCTTCCGAAGCGTCGGCATAGGATTTCAGGCTGTCGAGCAGCCGGCGTTGCAGGTCGCTCGTCTGTTCGCCGAGCTGCTCGAGCTGGCGGATCAAATCACGGGTGTTCACTGGGATTGGCCTTTCAGCTTATCGAGGGCGAGCTTGCCCGCCTGGGTGAGATTGAGACGGCCGCCGGCGGCGGTAAGGAAGCCATGGTCCCGCAGCGTCTCGATGGTGGATTTGGAAAAGCGCTTGTTGCCGACAGCCCAGCCGCCGTTGCGCGGCTTCTGGAAGCGGAAGAAGTCGATCGAGGACAGCGCGTCCTGCTGGCTCTTGGTCAGCGCCTTGCGCGGATTGGAGAGGGCGGGGTTTTCGGAAAGGCTAGTCATAGCTGCGCCCCTCCTCGAGAGCGTAGTCCAAGACCTCGCGCAGGGCTCTCAGCTCCTCGTCGCGGATCCTGGTCGCCTCCGCATTCACGGCTTCGTCAACGTCGGTGTAAGCGTAGGAGATTTCCTCGAGCAGCAGCTCGATCTCCTTGATGCGACGAACGCAGAAAGAGTGCAGTCGCTTCGGAGTGACTTTGCCAGTGGGCCGGCGGGATCCCTTCCTCATGCCCCTGCCCTCGCATAGCGGGCGCGGAGGCGCTCATTCTGGTTGGCGATCATGTTGGGAACGCGGGAAGCGCTCTCGGCTTCCTCGACGATCGCGCGGCCATAGGTGCCGTCGATCCACTCTTCCATGCGCCGGCGCGGCCAGACCCAGCCGATCGAACATTTCTCCGGCATGCCCTGTTCACGCGACAGGCGGCGATGGTGGCGTCGCATCCAGACTTCCGAGACACCAAACGCACTACAGATCTCAGGAAGCCCGACGAGTTTGCTCTCAATGGTCATGGTTGCATCCCTCGCAAATCACTTTCGAGGAGATGAAATCACCATTTTCAATTTTCGGCAATCGTTATTTCATGAATTAGATGACGACGCGATGAAAGCCGTGACTTGGGCGTCATGCTTTTCCGCAGAAATAATCCACGCGTGGTTAGATTTTGGGTATTGGTCAGGCTGCCCGGCGGTCCCGGAAGGACGCCACCACAACGCCGCGTACAACCACACGTTCGTTGTCAATCAGCAGTGGCTTAAAGAACGTCCCGTCGAGCGACGACGCGACCAGGAACGGATCCTCGAAGATCCGGAAGACGGTCTCGGCGCGGCCGAGCCGATCGTAGACCTGGGCGCACACGACGTCGCCCTGCTCAGGCTTGGCATTCATGTCGACCATCAGCACGTCGCCGGGAACGTAGCCCGCGACCTCGAGGCAGCGGGACCGCAGCACCCATGGATCGACGCCGTTCCGGCCAGATCTCAAGGCGCGGACGGCTTCATTAAGAACTTCAACGGGTTCGGCATCATAGGGGATGCTCTCTTGCTCCCCCAGGCCACGCGGCCGCTCGGTCTGTGTGGTGTCGAACGCCTTCAGCCCGGTCGCCCGCTCGATCAGCGTGATCGTGCCGGGCTCGAGCCGTGACTTGTTCTCTGGATCATTCTTGAATTTGGCAAAGGTCGACGCATTGACCCCGCTGCGGCGCGCGAGCTCCGCAGTTCTCCAGCCCTTCGTGCGCAACACGAAGTCTAACCAGGCCAGTTGTTGTCGCCGATCGTTTTCCACAACGCAAAACTAAGGTGGAGGTGATCACTAATAAATTCATGCACATTCACTTGACTAAATCACGCAAATCACTTTTTCATGAAATAGCAAACCCCGATTGGAACGAGCGATGTCTATTACGTGGAAAACGATCGATGCGTGGCGCGAGAAGCGGGAGATGCAGGTTTCCGACCTCGCCCGCCGTGCCGGGATCCCTGAGCGGACCATCTATGCCGGCGTCGCCAGTGACGCGAAGCTGCGCGCCTCAACGGTTTCTGTCATGCGCCAGGTCTTCCCCGACGAGTTCCGGGAAGCCGCCGAATGAGACGCCCCGCCCTTTGCACGGCCGACGAGGCCGAACGGATCATGGAGCTCTGGGGATCCAGACGCCTCGACACCTACGATATAGGCCGGATCCTCAACCTGCATGAAAGCGTGGTGGCCCGGACGATCAACCTGGTGCGCGACATGCGCTACCTGATGCTGCGGGGGCTGGCATGATCACTCTGGTTTCCGTCGTTCTCTATGCTCTGGCCGCCTTCTTCGCCTGCCTTCTCGGCTTCATGATGGAGGAAGTCCCCGTGCGGTCGATGACCAGGGAGGACCGCAGCGCCACCAATAAGGCCGGCTTGGGCTTCGCCCTATTCTTCGTGCTGGCCTTCATCCTGCAGGTGGCGGGATGAGCAATCCAACGATCCTCATCGTGACGGGCGTGTTGCCGGATGATCCCGCGATCACCCGCCAATACTTCGAATGGATGATCGAGGATCTCAACCGCGAGGCCTCCCGCATGGGCTGGGAGGGCGTGGACTTCATCAAATACGGCCTGGCCGGCGGATGGGCTCTGGTCGAGGGAAAGCCCGGCACCCGGCCGGCCTCCCTGGAGCGGCTTACGGCATTTCGAGACGAGGAGCGGCGACGCCGCGAAGAGGAAGAAAGGCAGGTGGCGTGATGGCGTTTGAAGAGGTTGATGTGATTGAGAACGTGGCTGCAGCGACCAAAAGCGGCATCTCTGCCGGCCTGGTGAAAATGCGGTCTGCTCCGGCGAAGCTGCGCCTGACAGTCCGCGACACGGTCTTCGCCGATCTGGGTTATACGCTCGACGATCGCTTCGTTCTGCTGCTCGGTAAGGGCGAGGATCACGGCATCATCCGTTTGCGCAAAGACAAGTCTGGTAAGATCAAGCCAACCGAGCGCAACTTTGTCGGCGGCGTCCGTGGCGTTCAGATCAGTCTCGGCGTTCGTGCTGAGTTCGTCGACCAGGCGCAGAAGGCTACTCCCTGCCAGTTCGAAAAGGTGGACCTGACAACGGTCGAAATCATTCTGCCTCCCTGGGCAGACGAAACTCGGCCTGGGAAAACGGCGAGGATTGCTTCCAAGCCTCCCGCCATTGTCGCCGCGGAGACAGAGCAGGCTCGGAAGGAACAGGAAGAAGCGGAAGCGCGCGAGCGCCGGCGCCAGGCCGAGCTCACCGAAGTCGCCGAGGAAGCCGCACGGCAGACCCGGCAAGCACTGCGAGGCAAGCATCGGGAGTTCCGCGAAACGCTTCGCCTCACGGCGACCGAGACCGGCGTCCTCGATGTCCTGGTCGCCAATGCCGGGCGGCTGGTGAGCAAGGAAAACATTCATCAGCTGGTTTGGGGCATGGCCGACGAGATGCCCGACATCAAGATCGTCGACGTCATCATCTGCAAAATCCGGCCAAAGCTACCGATCAGCGTCTCACTTAAGACCATCCACGGCCAGGGCTACAAGCTCACCGGCTCGACTGCCGACCTTCTTGAGGGAGCGGCGGCATGAGCCCGAACCTCGAACGCATTGCCGACCTCGAGCGGCTGATCAACTGGATCGACGGCGCGATCGCTACCGCGCCGGCATGGCCGCAATGGAACAACGGCGACAGCTTCGAAACTCGGCAGGCAGCGCAGGCCGAGCACCACGCAGGCATGGCACGGATCATCACCACGCTCTGCGACCAGCATGGCGCTCGATACAACGGCTCGGCCGCAAGCGCTTCGACGCTCCGGATCGCCGGCATCCAAACAAGCTGCACGTCCGGGACACCTGGCCTGTTGCGCAACTGGCAGGCGGCGGCGCGCCGTCGCATCGAAAAGCTGAAAGGAGCGACACAATGACCAGCGAAACCAAGAGCTATTACGAACTGCCGCCAACTCCCGACTATCCGATCTTCCATCGCACCTGGATCATCCGCGCCGACTGGGCGCACCCGCTTTGGCACTCCTATGCCGTGCTGCTGTATGACCTGACCACGCCCAGCCAGTCCGACCCGGTGATCTATCTCGAAGGCGCAACGCACGAAGTAATGGTCTTCGCAATGGATCCGGATCACCCGGCCGAGCCGCCACTCAAGTTCCTGCGGCCAGCCAACCACGGGTATCAATTCATCGCTGAAAGCAATGAAGCCGCTGTCGAGCGAATTGTCGCGCTTCTCGAGGAGATCGATGGCCGAAAGCTCAGCCCCGACACCGACTTCCGCTACATGTGGGACGATCGGTTCCCAGATGGCGCGACCTTGCACATGCGAGGGCCGCGATGACCCTCTCCCTCGTCGAAGAGATCGAGCAGCTCGCCAATTGCCGGACGCATCAGGAATGCGCCCAGTGGCTGCTCACCTGCCCTTACTCGAAGCTGATGACCTACGAGATGGCAATCCGCGCGCGCCTGCGGACGCGGGGCTTCCTCGTCGGCATTGAGCACCTGGACAGTTTGCTCGCCAGCCTGCGATCACCCCGCGAGGAAGGTCGCCCGCAGTGGAGCGAGGCTGATCAGCAACTGGGCGACTTCATCGGCGCGATCGCCGCCGGTCACTACCGGGAAGAAGACCAGAGCTTCCCCGCGATCGACGCCGGCGACGTCGACGCCTGACCCTCTGGCTGCCGGCGTCCCCCGCCGCCGGCAGCCTCTTCGAGCCCGGCCGGATTTGTTCCGTTTACCGGCCGGGCTCGAACCTGATGCAGCATTTCGGAAAGAAGCATGTCGAAACGGACCTATCGCAAGCCAGCAGTGGCCGAGCTCGCGCGCATCGAGGCCAAGCGCCTCGAGCTCAAGATCTCCCATGAGGATCTCTACCTCGCCGCCGGCATCACGCGGGCGACCTATTACGCCATGCGCAGCGACCAGGTCGCCTTCCCCCGGAACCTGCAGGCCCTTCGCTACGGCTTGCGCACCGTCGAGCAGCGCCTGCGCAATGCCGACCGGATCCTCGAGGGCCAGTCATGAGCCTGGAGCGCACATCAGGAGACAAGGCGAAGGCGGCGGCGCGCATTGCATTGAACGGGATCCGGGCGGCCGTCGCCGCCTCGCCGATCCGGCCGGCCGATCGGCGCGCGGCCGAGCTCTACCTGCTGGTCACCACCTGCAACGTCAACCAGGTGCTCGCGGCCGCCGTCGCCGGCTGCACCAAACAGAACGTGTCGAAACTGCTCGCCGCCGCCGAGGACCGGCGCGAGGCCGAAGACTTCGACCGCGCCATCAGCGCGCTTGAGCGCTCGATCCTGGGAGAGTGAGATGGGGCAGAACAGATCTTCCGCCGTCATGAACCAGCGCAAGGAAGCACATGACAGCCTCGACGACTTTCCGACCCCGCCCTGGGCAACCCGGGCGCTGCTCGAGCATGTGATCTTGAAGCACTGCTATGACGCCCCGCTGCTGGCGAGCCAGCGCGTCTGGGATCCGGCGGCCAACCGTGGCCACATGATCCGGCCTCTTTCGGAGTATTTCGCCCAGGCGCAAGCGACCGATATCCATGATTACGGTTTCAGCCAGCATTTGCGCACCGTCGACTTTCTCTGGCCGGGATCCGAGGCGCATCTCGAGCCCGACTGGATCATCACCAACCCGCCCTTCCGGCTTGCCGATCGCTTCATCAGGCGCGCCTTCACGCTGAACCTCTGGGGCTGTGCCTTCCTGATGCGCACCTCTTTCGTCGAGGGGATCGAGCGGCATCGCGACCTGTTCTCGACATTCCCGCCGACGCTGATCGCGCAGTTCTCCGAGCGCGTGGTGATGCACAAGGGCAAGCTGATCAACCCGAATGTGCCGGTGCGCGTCTTCGACAAGAAGAAGCAGGCCTGGGTGGAGCGCAAGCCGACCAGCGCGACGTCCTATGCCTGGTTTCTCTGGCTCCGGATCCACAGCCAATCCCGAACGACCCGGATGGTCTGGATCCCGCCCTGCCGCAAGCAGCTCGAGCGCGCCGGCGACTATATCCCGGAGGCGATCACGTGAGCGACACCTTTGCCGACAAAGTTGCTCAGATGATGGATGACGAGGTCAAGCGCTTCGCCACCTGGTGCGCGAAGATCTGGACCATCAAGGCAGCCGATCGGGCGAAGAACGCCGACCTGGCCGAGCTCTCCGATGACTACATCAAGGGCTACAACACGGCCCTCGAGCAAGTCCGCGACATCTTTCAGACCTGGCTCGACGAGGGCGCACCATGAGCCGGTTTTCCGTCGCCAAGGATCGTGTCGTCACGGATCTCGAGAGCATCGTCGAGGAGCTGCTGCAGGCCTCGCGCCGCCATCTCAAGGGCGGCACCTGGAACGTGCGCAATCCCTACCGGGCAAAGTCCAAGGAAAGCCAGATGGTGATCTGGACGCGCGGCGATCGGCGCGGTGCCTGGAAGGATTTCGTGTCGGGCGAGACGGGCGATGCGATCGACCTGGTCGCCTTCGCGCTGACCGGCATCGTCTCGGCCGACAGCCGCATGACGGCGATCGCCTGGATCGAGGATCGCTATGGCCTGAAAAGCATGGATCCGGCGACACGAGAAAAGGCCGCGGCCGAGGCCAAAAGCCGCCGGCTTGCCGCCCAGGCGCGCGACGACAAGCGCCGCACGGCCGCGCGCGATCGCTCGCGCCGGTTCTTCTATTCCTGCCAGGAGAAGATCGAGGGCACGGCCGTCGACGTCTATCTGGCAAGCCGCGGGATCAAGCTTGCGAAGGTGCCGAATCTGGGCCGCTCGCTGCGCTTTCATCCGGCCTGCGAATACTGGCGGGAGGAAGCGCGGCCGCGCTTCGAGGCCATGATCGCCGCCATGGTCGGCGCATCGGGCAAGCCCGGCGCGAACCATTATACCTTCCTCGCCCCTGGCGGCCACGGCAAGGCCCCGGTCGAGAAGGCGAAAATGATGTTTCCGGAAACGTCCGGGCTCGTCATCCGCCTCACCAACGGCCCTTCCGGCCTGTCGCCGGAGCAGGCGGCCGAGGCCGGCACCAAGGGGCCTGTTGGTATTACCGAGGGCATCGAGGACGCGCTCACGGCCGCCATGGCCGAGCCGGCGCTCAGAATGTGGGCCGCCGGCTCTCTGTCAGGGCTTCTGACCGTGCCGGACCATGCGGCGATCTCCTCCTTCATCGTCTTCAAGGACAACGACTGGGGCAAACCCCAGGCGACCGCGCTCTTCAACCGCGCGATCGCCAGACTGAAAGGCTTCGGGAAGCCGGTGGAAGTGATCGCGGTGCCGGCCGCCTGGGGAAAGGACCTCAACGACGCGATCAATTCAGGAGAATGGTGATGAATTCCGAAGACCAGATTGAAAGCGAGATCCAGCGCAAAGGCCTTACCGCCCCCAGGCTGACCCCGGCCGACATCGATGCGGCCATCCTTGCCGAGCAGTATCACGTCTTTCCCGGCACCACGCTGACCGTCTGCTGCCTCACGCTGCAGAACGGCTTCAACGTTGTCGGCGAAAGCGCGGCCGCGAGCCCGGAGAACTTCGACCAGGAGATCGGCCGCAAGATCGCCCGGGAGAACGCCCGCAACAAAATCTGGCCGCTCGAGGGCTACCTGCTCAAGACGCGCCTGGCCGAAGGAGCTGCAGCATGAAGATCGAGGACATCAATGCCGTGGAGCTCGCGGCCGCAGCCGGCCACATGGCCGCCGGCCAATATTTCGCTGTCCTGACCGATGGCAAATGCTGGATCTCGCCGGAAATGGACAATGACAACATCGAGGAACTGCAGAAGGCCGTCCTGGTGCTCGGCGAATATGTCTGCACCCGCGAGATCATGCCCGGCCAGCTGATGAGCTTTGCCGGGATCGAGCGGATCCTCGAGATCGACGACGACCTCGACCTGCACCGGACCCGCGCCTGGGCTTACGACCTCTTCACCGTTGCGACCCGCCACGCCTATCAGCTGACGATCCGCGAGCAGGAGAAGATCGCCGAGGACAAGGCCTTCGAGGAGCGCCAGGCGGCAATCGCGCCGCTCAAGCTCGAGGATTCGATCTTTGAGCCGCATGGTTCGCTCGGCGACATGGAGGACTACCAGAAGCAGTTCCTGGCCGACCAGGAGAAGGAGCAGCAGCGGATCCTCGAGGAACAGCAGCGCGCCACGGCGCTCGAAACGGCCGATGGCACGATCCTCATGGTCGCCGGCGGCCCGGCACCCGAACCGACCATGGCCGCGATGACGCTCGGCCAGGCCATCAACAGCACAGGCGACACCGAGGGCGACGATGAAAAAGAAACTGCAGATCAGGGATCGGAAGCGGGCAGCGAGACGTCGTCAGCTGGCGAGGCACCGGACACTCTTCGCGCTGCAGGTGATGCGGGACAAGCCGCTGCTGATCAGGAACGGGCTGGAGCCGCAGATCCGGCGGCTGGCAGTTCAGGGGAAGCGGAAGCGCTGCCGGGCGATGATCATGGTGGCGAAGTGACCGAGGAGGCCAAGGCCGACGCGCCTGCCGAGCCTGCCAGCGAGACCGAGGGCGGCGAAAAGCCGGTCAAGGGCAAATCAGCGAAGTGAAATCCGTATCCGAAATGTCAACCGGAAGGCGGGTTTTGACCCGCTTTCCGGCAGGGGATGAAAAAAAATATGGTCAGCGAACACACAAGCGGCGGGACACAGAAACTCGCGGGCCTGATCGCCCAGGGGCATAACCGCGTCCGGCTGGCTGAAAAACGGCGAGCCGCGCCCTATCCGCTCCCCGGTCAGAGCCTCGAGGGGATTGCGCCTGGCGAGTGGCGCGAGCATGGCCAGCTCGACGCGACGGGCTATCTGCCGGCCAATTGCCCCGTGCGGCCGCTCGGCTATGACGGGGAAAACTTCTTCTTCGAAGACACGATGGGCCAGGTGTTCAACACCGGCGACGGCGCGCTCGGCGTCGAGCGGATCCAGAAGCTGTTTGCCGGCCACGAGGATTTTCTCTACTGGGCCTGGCCGGCGAAGGAGCCGAAGAAGATGCGGGTCGATCCGAGTTTCAAGGCCGAGCGGGTGCGGCGCGATCTCTTTTCCGCCTGCCGCGAGCGCGGGGCCTGGACGATGACGGACATGGTGCGCGGCCGTGGCGCCTGGCGCACCGCGCAAGGGAAACTCATCCTGCATTGCGGCGATCATCTCTGGGTCGATGGCGACATCGACGACACGGGCGAGCGCGACGGCTATTTCTACGCCCGCCGGCCGCCGAGCCTGGCGCCCTGGGCGCATCCGGTCGAGGACCAGGACAACCCCGTCCCCGAGATCTTCAAGATCCTTCGCACCTGGAATTTCGAGCGTGGGGATCTCGACGCGATGATCCTGCTCGGCTGGATCGGGATCGCTATGCTCGGCGGCGCGCTCGACTGGCGCCCGTCGATCTTCATCACCGGCGACGCCGGCACGGGCAAATCGGAGCTGATCGGCCGACATGGCCTCTTTCGCGCCATCCTCGGCCGCATGATGATCTCGACGACGAACGCGAGCGAGGCCGGTCTCTATCAGCTGGTCGGTCATGACAGCCTGCCGATCGCCATCGACGAGATGGAAGGCGACGAGGCCCCCGAGCAGACGCAGAAAATCATCAAGATGGCGCGCGACGCGGCGAGCGGTTCGGTCAGGATCCGCGGCGGCCAGAACCACAAGGGCGTGGAATTCGAGGCGCAGTCGAGCTTCCTGTTTTCCGGCATCAACCCGCCGCCCCTGCCCCCGGCCTCGCTGACCCGTATGGCGATCATCCAGCTCCGGCCGCTCAAGGTGACCAGCAACAAGGCCCCGACGATGAAGGCGGCCGAGACTGTGGGCCCAAGGATCCTGCGCATCCTTTCCGATCGGTGGGATGATCTCGATTACCGCCTCGACGACTATTACGCGATCCTGCGCGAGGCCGGGCACAGCAGCCGCGGCCAGAAGACATTCGGCGCGTTCCTGGCCATGGCCGACGTGATGATCGGCGATCGCGGCCTGCGCGAGCTCGGCCTGCCCTGCGACGAGCGGGCCCAGTGGGGTGCGTTGCTGCGGCCGCAGGATCTGCAAGAGCTCGAGGGCGCGGAGCCCGCCTGGAAGCAGGCCCTGGACGCGATCATGACCAGCCAGATCGAGGCGTTCAGTGGCGGCCAGCGGCGCACGGTCGCCCAGGAGATCGCCCGGATCAAGCCGAGCATGCCCGACGAGGAGATCAAGGAGGCCCGCAGCAAGCTTGCCGCGGCGGATCTTGGCATCATGGGCACGGATGACGATCCAATCCTCTGCATACCCAATGCCAGCCGTGTGATCGGCAAGGCGCTGCTCGACACGCCTTTCGGTGCCCGCAATGGCAACGGACCTTGGAAGTTCGCCCTTCGACGAGGGCCGCCCGAAGTCATCCTGCAGCCGGAGCAGGTCAAGCAGGGCATGACCGACAACAGGGTCAGCGTCGCCGGCCGGCAGACGCGCTGCATCTTCGTCAACCTCAAGGCCTATCGCGAATGGACAGCCTGACATGAACGCAACTTACACGAGCCGAGGACCGCCACTTTGCGCGCTTTGGCGGCCGAGAACCCACACCCTGACCCTTCGCGCTGCGCGGAACCGCGTGGTTGACGTTTTGCGGCCTGGTGTAGGGTTTACCCATGGTCGCAAAGCCGGTGCGGTGTCTGTCTATTTGTCTAGGGAAGTGTCTAGGACGAGGGGCAAGGCAAGTGACTGTAAACCTTCAACAAATCGCCCTCCCTAGACAAATAGACAGTTAGACAGGCTAAAGCCTCACATATGCACAGGCATGCGCACGTATACGAGGAACATCACTGTCTAATTGTCTAGTTGTCTAAATTCATATGTAAGTGACTGATATATCTAGAGCTTTTCATTAGACAGTCGTTAGACAGTGCCTAGACAGTTTCAAGCCGGAGCGAGGATTTAAATATTGGCGAACGGGTCGGAAAAGGATTTCCAGGAGCGCGCCGGCGGCGGTTCCGGCGAGGCCCCAAGCGGCGGGTTCGACTGGCGCTCGGACGCCGAGGCCAGCCTCGAGCGGCATGATCCGGGCAAGGCCGAGCGCCGACGCGGACGGCCGAAGGGCTCCGGCAACCGCAAGACGGCCGCCTTCGCGGACTGGTACCAGGAGAAGGGCTTCAAGGATCCGCTCGAGGCGCAGGCCGAGTTCCTGTCGGCCGATCCCGTGGCGCTGCAGGCATGGTTCGCCGAGCATGAGCGGACGCTCAAGGCGATCGGCAAGGCGACGGGGCTGGCGGTCCCTGCCCTGGTCGACATCGTGAAGGAGCAGATGGCCTGCGCCCGGGATCTCGCCCCCTACCTGCATGGCAAGGCCAAGGTGCGCGAGGACGATCCTGACCAGCGGCTGCCGATCCTGGTGCTCAACCTCGGCACCAACCAGCTCGACCAGGCGCAGCAGATCGCCCAGGCGAAGGGCTTGTCGGTCGGTCAGCCGCTCGTGATCGATGCCAGCAAAATCAACGGGTTAGCAGTCGAACCGGCGGAAAGTCTCACGACGAAAAGTCTCACGAAGGACAAAGGCGAGTGATTACAATGGCTTATGGATCAATCCCGCTGATTGGATATCAGTTGCTTGACATGCCGGCTTGCGAGGGGGACCGGCCAGTTTCGAGCGATCGACCAGCGCACTGCCAGCGCGAGGCGCAAGCCATGCCCCCCCGGCATAGCTCGCACCCCGCCCCCCGGGCGGCCGGCCTTCCCCCGAAGGGGGGCACCCCTACCCCCGAGGGGCGGGCGCACGCGCACCGATCCGATTTCCGGCAAGGGGTCTATGCCCCGGCCGAAACGCCTGTTTTGGGGCAGGATGCGCCGGACTTGCGCCACCTCCCAGGGGTCGGGGTTCGGGTGAGTGGGTGCCCCGCGGTCCTCCCCGCCGGCTCCGGGTCGGGGTCCGGGTCTTCGGATGCCTGGTTCGTCTATCGGTGGAATAGACAGGGGCGGAAGGGCCAGCGGTGCCAGATCCTGGCGCGCGGCACGATGAATTCGCGACTGCTGCGGTTCGAGGATGGCTTCACGATGGTCAGCAGCGGCAATGCCCTGGCGAAAGAGAAGCGGACACCTTCCGCCCTGCGGGCTCCAGGTGACATCAGCGGAGCCGGCGCGCCTGCGCTGGTGCGCGCGCCGGCACTTCCGCGCGGCAAGAGGGCCGCGCGATGAGCCAGCACCTGGTCGATATCGTCAACCGCGACGACATCAAGACGTACAACGACGCGGAGATGCGGGATCTCGTCGCCAAGCTCGAGCGCTTCGAGGATTTCAACCCGTTCAACTACACGCCACCGGGCCCCGTCGCCCAGGCCTTCATCCTTTCGCACCTCACCACGGCCTTCCTGATGGGCCCCCTGGGTGGGGGTAAGACCACGGCCTGCGCGTTCAAGCGGATCTTTGCCGCCACGCTGGCGCCGATCGCCTGGCACCCGGAGACGGGCAAGCCTACCCGCATGTGCCGCTGGATCGTGCTGCGTGATACATTCCGTTCGGCGGAAAAGACGGTTCTGGAAAGCTGGAAACAGTGGTTTCCCAAGACCTATCCCGGCTCGTCCTGGACGGGCGGCAACGATCGGCCGGCGATCCACACGCTGCGCTTCATGGGCGAGGACGGGATCACGATCGAAGTCGTGACCGAGTTCGCCGGTCTCGGCGAAAACTCGATCGAGACCCTGATGAAGGGCCGCGAATATTCCGGCGCCTGGCTCAACGAAGCCGACACGCATGCCGCCGGCGCCCTCGACGATGCCGAACAGCGCGTCGGCCGCTATCCATCGGCAAAGCTGCTGCTCTCCGAAGACGAGCTGCTCGAGCTCGAGCGCGTCATGGGCCGGAAGCTTGTGAACGGTCGCCGGCGCGCCCAGGTCATCGGCGACTTGAACGCCCCGACGCTCGACAACCACGTCTACGAGAAGTTCATCAAGAAGCCGACGCCGGATCGCCATCTCTTCCGGCAGCCCTCCGGCCGATCGGCCGAGGCCGAAAACCGCTTCAACCTCGAGCCGGACTATTACGACAAGATCATCCGGAACCAGGAGGAGCACTTCATCAAGCGCATGGTCGACAATGAGTTCGGCTATTCCCGCCACGGCAAGCCAGTCTATGAGAGCTTCCGCCGCGATCGCCACGTCGCCCGCTCCAGGCTGATCGTCAACGCGCGCCAGCAGCTGGGCATCGGCGTCGACACCTCCATGCATTCCCTGTCGCCTGCGGCCGTCTTCGGCCAGGTGCAGAACCCGGGCCGCATCGCCGTCTTGCGCGAGCTCTACATGGGCCACGGAGTCGGTACCGCCCGTTTCGGCGAGGGCATCAAGAACGTGCTCAACGAGCATTTCTCGAATGTCGGCGGTATCCGGATCTGGATCGACCCGGCCGCCGAGTATGGCGCGGACAAGGAAGGCGGGCAGCTGACGGCGATCGAGATGCTGTCGGTCATCCTCGGCCTGCCGATCCTCATTCCGTTCAACGGATCCAACGAGCTCGGCATGCGCCTTGATGGCGTCAAGACCGAGCTCCGCGGCTTCCTCGAGGCCGACACGCATCTCACCATCTGCCCGGAAGGCTGCCCGCTCCTAATCGAGGGCTTCGACGGGAAGTACCGCTACAAGAAACGGCCGGAGCATGCGTCGAACGAATACGACGAGACGCCGGAGAAAAAGCACCCCTGGTCGGACGTTCACGACGGCCTGCAGTACCTGATCGGCGGGATCCGCGGGCGCACCGCGATCATTCGTGCCGCCGGCGACAGCGATCGTCGCGAGGAGCGCCGGCCGAGCTCGCGGCGTGAGCGAAGCTCTCCCTGGGGTCAGGGATCCTTCGACCCCCATGGCGCGGGCTGGTGATGGCCGTGCTCGTCCTCGACACGCCGGCGACGCTGCTCGACATGGCCGACATGTTCGGCCCTATGTCGCCCCTAATGTGGGACGTCTGCCGCGAGATGTATCGCACCGGCCGCACCTGGTCGTTGTCGATCGACGACGAGCTCGCCGGCATTTTCGGCGTCTATCCGGTCGACGAGGGTGCCGAGGCCTGGTTCAACGTGCGCCCGACGACAGCCCGCCACATGCTTTTCATCTGCCGCCAGATCCGGTTGACCCTAGACGCCCTTGATTACCCTGAAATCGTGGTGTTCTGCGAGACGGAAGCCGGGCGGCGCATCGCCGCGCTTTCGGGTTTCTCCTTCGCCACCCACCTCGAGCAAAGGGAAATCTGGCGATATGGGCGGACTATTCGGCGGCGGCGGCTCCCAGAAGGAGAGCCTGGCACTTCAAAAGCGGCAACAGGAACAGCAGCAGCGGCGGCAGCTGGCTGACCTGGCACGGCAGCAGGCCGAGACCGACCAGGCCGCATCAGGCCGCACCGGCCGACGCAACACGGGCGGCCAGATGCTGACTTTCCTTTCCGGCGAAGGCCTCGACAAGCTCGGCGGTGCCTGATGGCGACCGTCACTGACCTGAGAGCCCGGCGCAATGTCGCGCAGCGCGAACGCGACAGCTTCAAGCCCCTGCTCGACGATGTCTATCGCTATGCGATCCCCTTCCGGAAATCCACGCGAGACACAGGCCAGGCGGAAAAGCGCGTCGACCAGGTCTTCGATCATACCGCGATCGACAGCGCCTTTCGTTTTGCGGGCAAGATGCAGCAGGACTTCTGGCCGGCGGGACAGGAAAACTTCTCGATCGAGCCCGGGCCGATCGTGCCGGACAATCAGCGCGACGCCCTGAAAAAGCAGCTTGAACCGATCTCGAAGGTCTGCTCCAGTTTCTTCGAGGATGGCGACTGGGATCTCGCCTTCCATGAGATGGCGCTCGATCTCTGTGCCGGTACCGGCGCGATCCTGATGAACCCGTCGAGCGAGCCTGACGTCCTCTGGGAACCGATCTCGGTACCGACCGAAGAGCTGATGCTCGAGAGCGGACCCAACAACAAGATCGCCGGCATCTTCTGGGACCGCAAAATGTCCATCAAAGTGATGATGGATACCTGGCCGCGCGGCAAGTATCCGCAGGCCCTCAAGGACATGGCCAAGGACAAGCCGGAAACGGAAGTCGAGGTCCATGTCGACACGATTTGGGATGGGAAAAAGCGCCGCTGGCAGATGCTTGTCTGGTGCAACAAGGCCGACGACATCGTCTACAAGACGATGAGCCGGACGTGCCCCTGGCTCACTCCCCGCTATTTCCGCGTGCCTGGCGAAACCTACGGTCGCGGCCCGGCAATGCTCGCCATGCCGACCACGAAGACGCTCAACACGGCCGCGCGCCTGCAGCTGCAGGCGGCCGCGATCGCCATGCTCGGCATCTACACCGCCGTCGACGATGGCGTCTTCAATCCCGATCTCGCCGAAGTGCGCCCGGGCAAGTTCTGGAAGGTCGCTCGCAATGGGGGTGCAATGGGTCCCTCGATTCAGCGCTTCCCGGATCCGCGCCTCGATCTCTCCAACATGGTGCTCAACGAGCTCCGCATGGGCGTCAAGGCAACCATGATGGATCAGAGCCTGCCGCCCGATGGCGCGGCGGTGCGATCGGCGACCGAGATCCTCGAGCGCGTTAAACGCCTGGCTTCGGACCACCTTGGAGCCTATGGCCGCCTAGTGAAAGAGGTGACGATCCCGGCCGTCAAGCGCGTGCTCGAGCTCGCCTATACCAAGGGGCTGATCCGCGAAGACATCCCGATCGACCAGCTCCTGGTGAAGATCCAGATCAAGAGCCCGCTCGCGATCGCCCGCGAGGCGCAGCGCATCGAGAAGATCGTCCAGTGGCTTCAGATGGTCATCATGATCATGGCCGAGCGCTCGAACCGCGTCGCAAAGATCGAGCTTGCGCTCGCCGATATCGGCAGCCAGCTCGGCGTCCCCACCACCTACATCGTCACGAACGAAGAGCGGACGAAAATGGACAAAGACGAGCAAAAGCTGCTCGCCGCCCAGGCAGCGCTTGCGGCCGCCGGTGGCGCACCACAGGGAGCCGTTTGATGAAGGCACAGAGCATCGAAGACCTGATCGAAGGCGCCACCGCCGGCGGGCATGAGTGGTTTGAAGCTGTCGACGGGAAGATTCGTTCCAAGCTCGAGCTGCAGCAGGCCAAGGACAGCGAAGACGCCAAGACCATCGCAGCGGCCTGGGCCCGCTTTGCCGACGAACCTGATGGACGCAAGGCGCTCGAGCGGCTTTTCGACACGACGCTGCGGCGCACCGTCTTCTTCGTGCAGCTCGGCCTCGATGCCCAGTCCATGGCGGTCTTCGGAGCCTTCCGCGAGGGCCAGAATGCCGTCGCTTACGAGATTGCCAGGCAGATCGGCCTCGGCAATGCGGAGGCGGTGACGCCCCGCGAAACCTGAGAAAGGCGTGAACCATGCATGATTTGATGATGCGCCGCTTCGAGCGGCTTCTTGACGATGGCGGGATGGGTGGCGGCGGTGGCGCCGGCGGCCAGGGCGACGGCGGCGAAGGCCAGGGTGCCGGCGGGGACAAGTCCGGGGGCGACCAGGGCGGCGGCGGCCAGCAGTGGAAGGCTCCGGACGGACTGCCGCCAGAGCTGCTCGGCGCATCGGCCGACGAAACGCTGACCAAGGTCATGGGGGCCTATTCGGAGCTCGACAAGCGGGCCAGCGGGCTCCGGGAAAAGCTGTCGAAATTGCCCTCCGCACCTGCCAAGCCTGACGAATATGCGTTTCAGCCGGCGGACGATTTGAAGGACTATTTCGGCGACCTGACGAAGGACCCGGTTTTCAACGCGGCGAAGCAGGCGGCGCACAAGCACGGCATGAGCCAGGAGCAGTTCGCCGGCTTCATTTCCGAAACCTTCGGGCCTTTGGCCAAAGAAGGGCTGTTGCTCAAGCCCTACGATCCGAAAGCCGAGGTTCAGAGCTTCATGACGGCAACCGGCATGGATGCGAAGGCGGCCTCGGCCCAGCTCGACGCCAACATGGTCTTTGCCAAGGGAATATCCGAGCAGCTGCAGGTGCCCGAAAGCCTCAAGGCTGACGTCCAGGCGCAGCTGATGGCCTTGACCGATACGGCCGTCGGCAATGCGCTCCTGACGGCCATCTCGGGCCGCTTCAACGAGATCGGAATCGGCGTCGGTGGCGACGGCGGCGGCCAGGGCGAACTGACCGAGGCCGACGTCAAGAAGCTGAGCCAGGATCCGCGCATTGATCCGCGCAATCGTGGGCACAAAGATCCCGACAAGCGCTTCGATGAGGACCTTCGCAGAAAGTACGACAGCGCCTACCAGAAGCTTGCCGCGAGAAAGTGAGATCTCGCGCGCCGTTTCGAAGGGGCCGGACCTCGTGTTCGGCCCCTTCTGCGTCCGGTTGACCCGATCGCCTCCGACTTATCGTCGAGACTAGCAACGGGTGGACCTGCAAACGCCCCGGCCTCTCCGGCCTGACCGGACCCGGGCGCTTCGAGCGGCCTCTCCTCCCCGGTGTCTTTCCCCAAATTCATCGGAGCAAACCTATGACGCTTGAAGCCAACAACTGGTTTACCACCCAGTATCAAGACCGTGCCATGCACATCTATCAGAACGAGGGCAACCGCCTTCGTCCGACCGTCACTGCCGCCACCAGTTTCAAGGGCTCGGAAAAAGCCGTCTTCTGGCTGGCCGGAAAGTCCAAGGCGGTCAAGAAGGACCGCCGCCAGCGCAACGTGCCGTCCAACTCTCAGCGCAAGCGGTTCGAAGTCAACCTCGAAACCTGGACGGCCTTCGACGAGATCGAAGAGTTCGACCTCGACCGCATGACGGTCGACGAGCGCGAAGTGGTGTATCAGTCCGGTGCCATGGCGCTCGGCCGCGCAACCGACATCGAAATCTACCAGAAGATGGCGGCCGCAAAGACCGTGGCCGATGTCGACTTCTCTGCCGGCGCCTTCAATGCGGCCCAGGCGCTGACGCTTTGCTCCATGCTGCAGAACGACAAGGTTCCGTGGGACGGCAATGTCTATTGCGGTCTGCCTTCGCTGCAGTGGAACCAGCTGATTGCCAACAAGGTGGTCAATTCGGCCGAGCACGTCGGTCCGGACATCCCCTTCGTCAAGGCGACGGATACGCGCTTCTGGAACGGCGTCAACTGGTTCCTCTTCGTCGAGGAAGATGCCCAGGATCTCTACCCGGTTCCGTCCGCCAACAAGCAGGACCTGTTCATCTGGCACAAGTCGGCCATGGGCTGGGGAGCGCATACCGACCTGCAGACCCGCATCGTCTGGGACAACTATGAGGACGTCTGGACGGTCAACATGAAGGCCAAGGGCGCCGCCACCCCGCTGCAGGAAGGCAAGGGTGTCAAGCGCTTCACGACCTCCAGCAACTCGGCGATCGCCATCGTCTGACGAATGAACTGGCTGGCGGTCATGAGGCCGCCATCCACCCTTCGCGCAACAGGAGAACAAGACAATGGCTTTCAACAAGCTTGGTTTTCGGACCACCGATCACATGCCGAACCCGTCCGGCGAAGCCGGCGCCAATCTCGCGGTACACAAGTACGTCACCAACGACGACACGGCGGCCGTCATCACGGCGGGTTACTTCAACTCGATCTGGACCCGCCTGAAGAAGGGCGACCACATCGACATGACGCTCGATCTCGACGGCACCGTCATGCGTCGCAACTACATCGTGACCGCGTCCTCCTCGTCGGGCGTCACGATCGCAGCGCAGAACGTCGCCTGACGCCCTGCCCGCGCGGCCGTCGCCGGATCACGCCCCGGCGACGGCCTGCTTTTGAGAGGAAATCGCCATGGCGCTCACGACATTTGCCGACATCATCAACGCCGCCTGCGCCCGGATCGGGGAAGAACCCGTCCAGGACTTCGACGACGATCTCGGCGGTGGCCAGAGCGCGCTCCTGATCTATGAGGAGACGGTCGACTTCAATCTCGGCCTGCAGCCTTCCGGCTTCTACTTTGCCCGCGAAGTGCGCCAGCTCTCCAAAATCGCCAATGCCACGCCCTTCACCGGCTTCGAGCATGTCTTCGACGTGCCACAGCCTTCGCTCGGCCCCCCGGTCTATCTGACCGACGATCCGAGCGACCCGAAACGGCGCTATGTCGACTTCCTGCTGACCAACGGCCAGGTGCATGCGGCCGACAATCCGCTCTACGCGATGATCAAGTTTCGGCCGGATCCGCATCGCTGGTCGCCCGTGTTCAAGAGCGCGACGATCACGGCGATCGCCGGGCACCTGGCATTTGCGATCGCCTCCGATCGCAATCAGCGCGCCGAGCTGCTGCAGCTCGCCTACGGCACGTCTTCCGAAAGCTTCCGCGGCGGCATGATGCGGGCCGCGCTCAGCGAAGACGGCTTCGCCAATCCCGCCCGCGAGATCAATGTTTCGGCCAATCCGCTCGAGAACGCCTGGAGATCCTGATGGTAGCCCGCCCCGGACGCACCCAGGCAGCCTTTACCGCCGGCGAGCTCGACCCGCGCCTGCACGATCGCACCAATCTGAAGTATTTCTCGACCGGCCTGAAGCATGCCGAAAACATCGTCATCACCCCGCAGGGCGGTTTGCGGCTTTCCGACGGTTTGCGCCTGGTCGGAGATCTGCCCGAAGATGCCAACCGGATCTTCCCTTTCGACGCCTCGAACGGAGCGAGCTTCGACCTGGTCTTCGCCGGCGAAACTTGCCAGGTCTGGACCGCGAGCACCATGTCGACGAGCTTTACCGTCGCCGGCGTCTCGGATCTGCTCGACGAGATGACCTTCGCCCAGCGCTTCGACACGATGCTGCTGTTTCATGCCGATCTGAAGTCGAAGCGGATCCGCCTCATGCCGTCCGGTTGGGTCGTGGACGACCTGCCCTATGCCAACCTGCCGCGCTACGACTATGGTGCGACCTACACCAACGGTGTGCCGGCGGTCTGGCGCCTGGAGTTTGTCGGCCTCGAGGGCACGTCTGTCTTCACGCTGACGGTCTCCCAGCAGGAGACGACGTCAATCACCTTCAGCACCACGGCGGCGACCCTTGTCTCGCGCATCAATGATGCAATTGCCGAGCTTCCCAACGTCGCGGCCGGCTTCGTCGTCGCCTCTGCCGGCACGAACAAAGTGACGATCACCTTCAGCGGCGCCGGCAATGAAGGCGACGGATGGGCCGTTTCAGGCGAAATCATCAACAAGGCCGATGCTGCGATCGTTGCTTCGAAATCGACGGTCGGCGTTGCGCCTGGTGAACCGGTCATGTCCAACGAGCGCGGCTGGCCCCAGTGCGGCGCGTTCTGGCAGCAGCGTCTCCTGGTCGGCGGCATGAAAAGTCTGCCAAATGCCTGGCTCATGTCCAGGACGGGCGACTATTTCGAGTTCAACGACCGCTTCACCGAAGCCAACGGCCCGGCGCTGGTGCCGATGGACGTCGCCGGCGGCGAGACGATCGAGGCGATCGTGCCTTCGCTGAACCTGCTGATCTTCACCAGCCAGGCCGAATACTGGATTGCGGAGCGCGCCCTGTCGCGCACAGAAGCGCCGAACCATGTCCAGGCCAGTCGCCACGGCAGCAATCGCGGCCTGCCCGTCACCGAAAACGAAGGTGCTGCAATCTTCTGCCACAAAAACCGATCGACGATCGGCGAGCTCCGCTATACCGACGTCGAGGGCAACTTCATCGCGACCGACATCTCGCTGCTCGCGCCGCACCTGCTGCAGAACGTGCGTGACATGGCTGTCCGCCGCACCACGGAAAACATCAGCTGCAACCTGCAGGCCATCGTGCTGCAGAGCGGTGAGGCCCGCCTGGTTTCGCTTCTGCGCGAGCAAGAGGTGACGGCCTATGCACGGCGCACGACGCACGGCCTGTTCAAGGCGGTTTCCCGAAACGGCCGAAACGAGCTTTCCTTCATCCTCGATCGCAACGGCAACCGCACCCTCGAGCGCATGGAATCGGGGCTCCTGCTCGACGAGGCGATCGACCTGACGCTCTCGCCGGCGTCTGCCACCGTGACCGGCCTTTCCCGCTATGACGGACGCGAGATCTGGCTGATCGGGGATGGTGACGTCTTCGGGCCCTACACCGTCTCCGGCGGCGAAGTGACCCTGCCGAAAGCCGTGTCACAAGTCACGGCCGGGACCTGGAAAGCGCCTGTCGTCGACACCCTGCCGCCGCCACGCGACATCGGGCCGAATACGGTCTTGAAGCGCAAGGCGCGGATCCACACGGTTCACATTGCCCTCGACGACACGACCAGCCTTGCGATCTCGACCAATGGCGGGCCGCTGAAAGAGGTGAGCCTCTTCCGTTACGGGGTCCTTGCCGACGTTCCCGAACTCTCCCAGGGCTTCACCGGGATCATCAAGATCGGCGGCCTTCGCGGCTATGCCGACGAGCCCTTCGTCCGGATCTCCCAGCTTCGACCCGGTAGACTGAACATCCGCTCGATTACCGTCGAGACTGCACTCTAAGGAGGTCAGGATGCAACTGGCATTTGCCGCGATCGGCAAGGTTCTTGGCGGGCTGGGCCTAAGCGCCGGCGCGGGCGCCGCAGCGGGCGCAGCCACCGCCGCGACGGGCGCTGCGGCCGCATCGTCAACGGCGCTGACAGCCCTGCAGGGCATCGGCACCGTGCTCAAGGTCCTGGGCACGATCGGCGCGGGTGCCGCGGCTGCCAACGAAAGCAACCAGCTCGCCGTCGAGGCGGATCTGCAGGCCGGGCAGGAACAGGTCGAAGGCCAGCAGCGGCAGAACAGGATCAGCCGCGAGCTCGCGCGTGTTCTCGGCCAGAACGAGGTCACCTATGCCGCCGCCGGCATCGATCTTTCCGGCGGGATTTCCCAAGGCCAGGCGCAGACGGCGAAGGAACGGGCGCAGGCCGAGATCACGATCGACCAGCGCGACACGGAATTCCGCCGCGCCATGTATCGACAGCGCGCGAGCGGCTACCGCCAGCGCGCCAAATCGCAGAAGGGCGGCGCGCTGATCCAGGCGCTGGGCACGGCGGCCGACTTCGGGATCGGACTGGCGGAGCGCGGCTGATGGTCAACAAGCAAAGCCGCAGCCCCGGCAACATTCTCCGCTTCGAGCCGGAAGCCCGCATCTCCGGCGATGTCCCCTCGGCCGCGGTCTATACCGGCCAGGCCTGGGAAGCGCTCGCCGGCGTCGCCGGCAGCCTGTCCAACAAGCTCGGACAGATGGCCGATCGAGCTCGCCAGCGTGAAGGCACGTATGATGGCCTCCCGATCGGACAAGCCTCTGGTCAGGCAACCTTGGACGCGGCCGCAGCAACAGCCGGGGCCGCCGGAGCAGCTGGCAAAGGCCCGTGGATCGAGCAGGCGAAGGCACTGCTTCGGAAAGAGGAGGGATTTCGCGATTCTCCCTACTGGGACGTGAACGCGCACCGCGTCGGCTATGGGTCCGACACCACGGTGACGGCCGATGGCAACGTCGTCCGCGTCACCCAGGGAATGAAGATCACCCGCGAGGACGCCGAGCGCGACCTCGAATACCGGCTCATGCAGCGAGAGGGGGCTCAGGTTCAGAAGCAGCTCGGCGACACCTGGAACAAGCTGAGCGACAGCGCCCGCGCCGGCCTGGCAAGCGTCGGCTACAATTACGGGTCTCTGCCGAAGTCGGTCGTCGCTGCAGCGAAGACGGGCGACCCGATGGCGATCGCTGCGGCCGTCGCGGCCCTGCCAGCCAACAAGGCGCGGCGACAGCGCGAGGCAGCGCTCATCCGTGGCGGCGGCATGCCCGCCGGCGTCTCCGGCGAAACGACCGCCTCGATCGCCCCGGGCCAACCCGCATCGCCTCCAGCCCAACCCCCACAGGTTCTGCCGAGTGAGCCACTCGCGCTGCGTCGCGATGGGACGATCTACGGCGACGCATATGATAACGCTGTTGTCTCTGCCTATTCCTGGCGCATGCAGCAGGGGCTGTCGAACGAGCTCTTCAACGCACACCAGCAGTTCGCCGAGGATCCGGAACAGTTCGCGGCGGCCGTCTCGGATATCCGCGCCAAGTATGCGGCCGACCCAAACCTCTCTGATCCGCAGCTTCGCGAGGTGTTCGACAAGGCCTTCACCGAACGTTCCGAGGCCTATGCCCGGGACGTTGCAGCCAAGCGCGATCGCCGCCTCCGGGAAGAGCAGGTCGTTTCCTTCAACGAGGGTTACGACGCGCAGCGCATCGACATCGAGCGCCAGGCGCAGGTGCTCGGCGCAAACCCCGAAGGCGACGCCATCATCGGCCGGCAGGTTGCCCAGGCCGGCGCGCAGATCGATCGCGCCGTCGAGCTCGGCACGATCACGCCGGCGCAAGCATCCAAGGCCAAGGCCGACCTCGCCGAGACCGCAGCGCGCGGCCGTGTCCAGGGCGTCTTCGAGGCACTGCCGACCCCCGAACAGAAAGAGCAGTTCGCCCTCTCCCTGCTCGAGGACTGGCGCGAGGGCCAAGGGCCGCTCGCCGCTCTTCCCTTCGATACCGTGCGCGCCATGTCTGACACGTTCCGACGCGACGCCCGTGAGCAGATCAACCAGCGCCAGGCCGCGAACAAGGCCGAAGTCGCGCGGCTGGCAACGCTTGCCGATGACGACATAGCCTCGATCCAGGAGACCGGCAAAGGTCTCGATCCGTCCACTGGCCTCTCGCCCGAGCGGGTGCTCGAGCTTTCCGGCGAGGAAGGTCTCGCGAGCTGGCAGGCCGCCCGCGAGAAAGCGGGCCGGATCTTCGACGCGACCAACGGCATGGAAAAGCAGTCGGCCGAGGACATTCTCGAGCGGCTCGAGATCATCAAGCCGAAGCCGGGAACGGCCGGCTACACCGAAGCGCTCGAGATCTATCAGCTGGCCCAGAAGCGCGCCCAGGACGTGCTCAAGGAACGCCAGACCGACCCGCTCGGTCAGGCATCGCGTGCCGGCGTCGTCGAGGTGACGGCGATCGACCCGACCAGCGCCGACACTCTGACGGCAACGCTGACCGAGCGGCGCCAGGCGCAAACGGCAGTCGCCGGCCTTTACGGCCAGGCCGTGCCCGTCTTCCGCCCGGGCGAGAAGGAGATGCTGACTTCGGCACTGGCAACAAACCCCGAGGCCCTGCCCGCCTTCGCCTTCACCGTGCGCCAGGTCTATGGCAAGGATGCGCCGCGCGTGATCGCCGAGATCTCGGAAGATGCGCCTGTCATCGCCCATGCCGCCGGCTTGTCGCTTGCAACCGGCGACAATACGGTCGCGGCCGACATCGCCAATGCACTCGGCATGAAGCGCGAAAAGCTCTTCACCGCAAAAATGCCGAGCCAGGGCGACATCAACCTCCTTGCCGCGTCCGAGATCGGCGGTGCTTTCATGGCGGATCCGCGAACCCAGAGCGCTGTCCTGCAGACTGCGACCATCCTCTTCGAGCATGCGGCCAATACCCAAGGTTTCGACCCGGCCGACATCAAGACCGAAGGCAGCACCGCCCAGGCGGTCTTTGCCCGGGTGCTCGATCGAGCCGCCGGCGGGCGCACGATCGGCGGCGTCGCTTATGGTGGATTGTCCGACGTCAACGGCTCGACGATCGTCGTGCCGGCCGACATGCCGAAGGACCGCCCGCAGCAGCTGATGCGCAACCTGACGGAAGAGCAGCTCGCCAAATTGCCCGCGATCGACACCGGGGACTTCCCGCTCGACATCGCCGACATTCGCAACGCGACACTGATCTCGGACGGCGACGGCACCTATCGCGTGGCGATCGGCGATCCCCTGTCGGACGATCCGCAATTCCTGGTCACGCCCGGCGGCGAATTCTGGCGGCTCGACATTCGCGCGCTCGAGGAGATCTCCCGCGCCAACCCGGGCAACGCGCTCGGCTTCTCGAGCTCGAATTTCAACCCCTTCGGATGGCAGCCCGGCCGATGAGCTACTGGTATTCCGACACGACGCGCGAGCGCCCGACCTCGATCGCCAGAGGCCGGGCCCCGCTCGAGGAGATCTGGTCGGCCGCCCGGGAGCAAATGCGGCTGGTCGAGAACGGCACCGCCGCCGGCGAGGCACTAACGCGCGCCTATGACGAACGGATCAAGGCGATCCAGGACGCGACCGGCGAGACATTCCAGAACCCGATGCGGGTCGATCTCTCGACCGGGGCTTTCGAGCAGAAGCGCAATCCGACCTACAGCTTCGAGACCGGGAACGAAAGCCGGGAGGCGAAAATCCAGAAGGCAGTGGACGGGTTCAACACCTGGCTCGTCGACGTGTCCAAGCGCCATCCGGACAAGGCCGGCGTGATCCTTGCCGATCAGCCTGTCGAGCGCGATGCAGAGGCCCTGGCGAAGCAGGCCGACGAGCGGCTGGGCCGGGCACTTGCAAACCGCGAGGGCCTCGGCAAGTGGGTGAGCCTCTTCGGCGGCGGCGTGTCGGGCTCGCTCTATGACCCGCTGCAGGCCATGTCGCTGGTCGCGGGCGGCGGCCCGGGCGCGGCGCGCACTGTCGGCGGCCGTATCCTTGCCGTCACGCTGAAAGAGGCAGCCATCAACGGGATTTTCGAGGCGGCGCAGCAGCCGCAGGTGCAGGCCTGGCGCAAACAGGTTGGCCTGCCGAACGGCTTCGACGAGGCGGCAAAAAACGTGGCTTTCGCGACCGCACTTGGCGGCGTTCTCGGCGGATCCTTCCAGGCCGCCGGCGAAGGGATCGGCCGGGCGCTGCGCAACATCGACACCGATACCGCGGCACGCGCTCTTGCCGACGCGCCAACCGTCCGGCCGGAGTTCCGCAGCGCCATCGATGGTGATGCCCGCGCGGCTGCAGATCTGCTCGCGCCCATCCGTGCAGACCTACCGCCGGAGGCCCGCGGCGCTCTTGCCGCCGTCGAGATGGACCGGATTGTCAGCGATGCGCGTCCGGCCGCCGCTACGCCTTCCCTGCACGACAGCGCGAGCGCCCGCGCGATCGCCGCCGCCCAGGCCAACACCGCCTTCTTCCACGACCCGGCACCCGAGCAGATCTCCCGGATCGTCGATCAGCTTATTCCGGCCGAGGCCGCGCCGGCGCGATCGGCGGCCGAGCCGGAAAGCCTCGAGCGCTTTCTGACGCGCGCCGGCGGCGTCAAAGACTTCAAGGGCGAGCTTAAGGCGATCGGCATGGCGAACCGCTCCGAGCGTTTCGTCGGCAAGCTCGTGCGCGAAGACGGCCTGCCGCTCGACCAGGCGCGGCTCAAGGCAGCCGAAGCGGGCTATTTCAACGACCTCTATGGCACGGTCGAAAACGCCATGGAGAAGTCGACCGTTACGGATCTGCTCGATCGGCTCGATACGGCCTCAAGGGAGACGACCACGGTTCGAGACGCCGGCGACGGCCGCGCCTATGCCGAGAGCCTGGTCTACGACATTGCCGCCCGTGCAGGCCCGGCCGTCGACGATCGGCTCATCCTGCAGGCGGCGGAGCTTGCCAATGCCGAGGGACTGTCGCCGGCCGACGCGCTCGATCGGGTTCTGATCGCCGACGATGCGGAACGCTTTGCCGCCGAGGCCGGCGGCCAGGCCGAGCGGTGGACGCCTCAGGACCGGAGCGGCGGGCTCGACGATCCTCTCGCCTTCCCGGACGAGATGGCCTTCAGCGCCCGCGACCTCGCCGACCTCGAGGACGATTTCGACATTCCCTTCTTCGATGACGAAGGCCCGGTTTCGGCCGCAGCCGTGCTCGATGACATCAAGCGCCTCGATCATCTGAAAACCGTGGTGGAGGCCTGCCGCATATGAGTTTCGCCGATTGCCTGCGCACCGCCGTCGAGGGCGGCGAACTGAGGGCCGAGGATGCCAAACGCCTCGAGAAGGACTTCAAACGGTTTCGCGATCGCTTTGCCAACAACAGCGAGGCGATGGCCGACGCCGAGGCGAAGAAGGCGCTGGCCGAGCTGCTCGCCGCCGAAAGCGCGCATCAGAAGCGCAAGGCCAAATTGTCGCTGCAGTCGATCAAGCGGATCGCGGCCGATATCTCCTCCTACAAAAACCCGAAGGGCGAAGCCGATATCGCTGCCGCGGCCGTCGATCTGCTCGAGCATTTCGGGACAGCGCCTTTTGCTTCGGTCGAGGGCCGCCGCAAGGCAATCGTCGGCATGGCCCACGCACGCATGGACGACGCCCTCTATCATTTTCGCCGATCGGCGATCGCCGGCGACCTGGCCCGCCACAACAAGGCGGATCTCGACAATGTGCTGCGCGAGGCTTTTGGCGAATCGACGGGTGACGCGAGCTCGAAACATTTCGCCAAGGTATGGGAAGATACGCACGAATGGCTTCGCCAGCGGTTCAACGCTGCCGGCGGCGCGATCGGCAAGCTCGAGCGCTGGGGCCTGCCGCAGCATCACGACGCCCGCGCGCTTCGGAAGGCCGGCATGCAAGCCTGGAAAGATTCGATCCGTCCTCTCCTCGATGTGGCCAGGATGAAGCACCCGCTGACAGGCAAGGCCGTCGATCCGGGCGAGCTCGACGAGATCCTGACCGAGATCTGGACCAATGTGGCGACAGAAGGATGGGCCAAGAAGCAGCCCGCGCGCCAGGCCTTCGGACGCGGCTCGCTTGCCAACCAGCGCGCCGATCACCGCTTCCTTATCTTCCGCGACGCGGACAGCTGGATTGCCTATCAGCGCGACTTCGGCGGCGGCGGCGACATCTTCGCCGCGATGATGGGACACATCAACGCCATGGCCAAAGACATTGCGGCGATGGAAGTGCTGGGGCCAAACCCGTCCGGCACCATCGAATGGCTGAAGCAGGCGGTCAAGAAACAGGCGATGCAGAAGGCGGCCGGCCAGAAAAGCCTTTTTGCCGGCGACGCCGCCAAGGCGAACGACCTGGCCAATTCGGCCGAGCGGAAGCTCGACAGTCTCTGGGGCAGTATTCGGGGAACGCTTGAAACGCCGGTCAACAGCACCTGGGCATCAGGCTTTGCGGCGGCGCGATCGCTGATCACCGCCTCCGTGCTCGGCTCGGCCGCACTGTCATCGCTTTCCGATATCGGCACGACCATGGTCGCGCGATCGTTCTCGGGGATCGGAGCAAAGGGCGCGTTTGCCGATATCGTCAAGGCCATGGGATCCATGACCAGGCGCGAGGCCGTCGCGGCAGGCCTCATTCTCGACAATGCCATGCATGTCTTCCACGCCCAGGCGCGCTATGTCGGGACGCTCGACGGCCCCGGTTGGTCAAGCTTCATCGCCGATCGCGTGCTCACGCTGTCGGGCCTCACGCCCTGGACGCAAAGCGCCCGCCATGCCTTCGGTCTCGCCTTCATGCGGACGGCCGCCGAGAATGTCGACAAGCCACTCGACAAGTTGCCGGAGGCCTTCCGCTCGACATTCGCCCGCTATGGGATCCGGGCGGCCGACTGGGATCGTATGCGCCGCATGCCGATGCACGACATGGGCAGCGGCGTGAAGATCCTGCGGCCACAAGAGATCGCAGAGCGGGTCGACGAGCGCCTGGCCGAGCGCTTCCTCGAGATGATCCAGTCGGAAACCGAATACGCGATCCCGAACGGGTCCAATCGCTCGAAGATCATGCTGGTCGACCAGAACCGGCCGGGCACCTTCCTCGGCGAGGTGGTCCGTTCCTTTGCCCAGTTCAAAAGCTTCGGCGCCGTCTTCCTGCTGCTGCATGGTCGGCGGATCCATGGGCTGCTCCAGGGGAACAATCCGGCCAAGGGTGCCGCCTATGCCGGATCCCTGCTGATCTCGACGACGCTCTTCGGCGCACTGTCGCTGCAGCTGAAGGGGCTGGCACAGGGCCGAGATCCGCAGCAGATGGACGCGACCTTTGGTGCGGCCGCCATCCTGCAGGGCGGCGGCCTCGGCATCTATGGGGACTTCCTGTTTTCCAACATCAACCGACAGGGCGGCGGCTTTGCAACGACCTTCGGCGGGCCCGTCGTGCAGCGAGCGAACGATCTCTGGAACCTGACGGCCGGCAACGTGGCCCAGCTGGCAAGCGGCGAGAGAACCCATTTCGGCCGCGAGCTCGTGAAGTTCATGAAGGGCAACACGCCCGGCGGCACCATCTGGTATACGCGCCTCGCCTGGGAACGGATCCTGATGGACCAGCTGCAGTTCCTGGTCGACCCGGAAGCCAATAAGGCCTTCAAGAACCGACAACGCTTCTTCCAGAAGGAATTCGGCCAGGGCTTTTGGTGGGAGCCTGGTCGCGCGGTGCCGCAGCGAGCGCCAAACCTGGGCGCTGCCTTTGGCGGTTGACGCTACCCGGCGCGTGGAAAACTGACCCCGGATCAAACATCATCCGGGGTTTTTCATGAGCGTCGTGCTCCCGATCGAAGACGACCCGCGCTTCCGCATCTACTCGGCCGCCACAGGCCAGACGACGTTCGCCATTCCTTTTCCGTTCCAGGATGCGATCGACATCAACGTCTATCTAGATATCGAGTCCACCTGGGTCCCGATCGACCGCAACCTTTTCGTCATTGCCGGCGCTCGAAACCCTGGAGGTGGGACCGTCGTTTTCGCGGCCGGTCGCACGAGCGAGGAGCGAATTCTCGTCGTTGGCGAAGCGGCGCTCGAGCGCACTTCCAGCATCGTCATCAACGGCCGCTTCTCGAGCAAGGCCAACGATGACGAGCTCGATCGCAACCGGATCATTCAGCAGGAGATCCGCCGCGACGTCGATCGCACCTTGCGTGTGCGGATCGGCGGGGCACCGCTCGAGCTGGTCGACGACTTCGAGGAGGGCGACAGCCTGGCCTACATCAACGGCCGCGTGGGCAAAGGCCCCAATGTCGTCGAAGTGATCGAGGCCGCTGGCAATACGGAAGAAAACGCAGCTGCCGCGGCAGCGAGCGCCGCGGCAGCCCTGAACTCCCAGATCTTGGCAGCCGCATCCGAAGTCGCTGCGGGCGCCTCCCAGGCGCAGGCGCAGAACCTCGTGGACGCAGCCCAGGCCGCCTATGTCGGATTTCAGCCCGGCACCTTCTACGACCTCGGCCGCGTCACCGATGAGCTCGAACTTTTCCCAAGCGACCTCGGTCGCGTCGCAGACCTTTGAGAGGGGACCATGGCAACACCGATTCAGCAGCTCAAGGGCACGGCCGCAGAAGTCGCCGCGAAGATCTACGCGCAGGGTCTGCTCGTCTGGAATGAAACCGCGAAGCGCTGGCATGGTGGCGACGGCGTCACCGCCGGCGGGATCGCAATGGCGCGGTTCGACGAGCGCAATGACGGCGCGCTGGGCTTTGAGCAGCGGATCGAGACGGATGCCGCAAACGCGGTCACCGTCGCCGACCTCGGCCGGGTCATCATCGGCAATCGGGCGACCGCCATCGCCTTCAATCTTGCGGCCGCATCGAGCCTGACCTCGAAGTTCGTTGCCGGTTTCAAGAATAGCGGCGCCGGCGCGATGAGCATCGTGCCAAACGGGACCGAGCTGATCGACGGTGTCAATGCCGCAATTACGCTTCCGACTGGGGCCTCTGTCCTTCTGAAATGCGACGGCACAGGTTTCCGTACCTATTTCAGCAACGTAGACGTCACCGGTACGGCCATCAACACAGCAGCTCCACTGACTGGTGCAAACCTCGCCGACGGGGACAAACTCGGCGTGTTCGATGTATCTGCGGCCGCTCTCGTCAGCATGACGATAAGCCAGTTCATCGACGGGATCTTCAAAGCCGCCAGGACGATCGCCAACGCTCAATTCGCCTCGGCTTCATTCAAGCTATTCAACGCGGCGGGTACCCCTCGAGCACTGTCGTTCGACATCACCGCTCTGACCGCAGACCGGCAGATCTTGATGCCGAACAGGAATGTCGATCTTTCGCGATTGCCGCTTTTCGCCTTGTTGCAAGATCAGAAAAGTTCCGGCACCAATGGGGGCACGCCTGCGACGACGGGCAGCTGGCAGACACGAACCCTCAACACCGAGGTCCGCGATCCGGACTCGATCGTCTCTTTGTCTGGCAGCGATTTCACGACCACCGTTCCATGTATCATCAGGGCTTCGGCCGCATTCTATCAAGCCGGGAACGTGGGCCTCAGAGTCTATGATGTGACCAACGCGGTCGAGATGTTCCGTGCACCGCAGCAAGGAACCAGTGTCGCCAGTGGCAGCGGTGCGACCCCGGTCGTCGAGGGGTTCCTGCCTCCCGGGACCTACCGCCTCCAGTACCTCGTCACAACAGCAACCACGAACACCGGCCTGGGCGTAGCTTTGAGCGCCGGAACCGAAGTCTACGCTTCTGTCAGCCTTCAGAGTATCGTGACATGACGCTGAGCACGCCACAGCTGATGGAAATCTTTGGGGCTCGCCCTGTCACACTTCCCACGCAGAACGTCTCGGTCGGCGGTTTACTCGGCAACGCGACTCGAGTGGACACGGTTTCCATTCCAGGCGTTGCTGCTGGTGATCGACTGTCGGCGACGCTCCCGGCAAGCCAGGGAACGAACAGCCTCATCCTCAACGGGATAGAAGCAACCGGCCAGAACACTGCTCAGGTGAGGGCGTCCAACTATAGTCCATCGACGCAGTCTTACGGTTCACGTTCTTTCATTCCCGCTATTCTCGACAGCCAGCACCTTCGCCAGACCTTCGCGATCTCCGACTACATGGGCGAGGATTGCTGGCTGGCTGGCGTTGACAGCGAGACATCAAGCGGGAAGATCTTCCGCACTACGAACGGCTGGGCCTCATCGGTTCCGGTTTATGCCATACCGGCAATGGCGGTTCGTCAGTTCCTATCGCTCAACAGCAGCAAACAGGCGCAGCTTGCCGTCTGCTCCGATCCCGGCATCGTTCTTAAGAGCGTCGACGGGGGCTTGAAGTGGTCGAATATCGGCCGCCTTGGCAATGAGGACGTGTTGTTTTGTGCTGAACTCGAAGGCGGCCCCGGCGCGAATACGGGGCGCGTTCTTGTCGGCTCTGGCTCTGGCCGCATCTGGTCGTCCAACGACAACGGCAATACCTTCTCCGACAAGGGCGTCGTGCTGTCCGGTTACGATCAGGTTTGGGGCCTTATATATGTTGGCGGCCATGGAGAGGCGGCCACATACCTTGCGTTGCTCAATGATAACACGGGCGTTCGCCCTCCCGCTATCGCGGTCGTGAATAACTACGGCGCAGATGCTTCGTTGCTTTGCACGCTTGGCAGCCCTGGCATCGACCATCAGGGCTTCATCAAACTTGCGTCTGGCGCCGTTCTTTGCGGGCTGTCCAACGGCAACCTTTACCGCTTGGAAGCGCCTTACACGTCTCCATCGTCTGTGTTCTCGACATCTGCCGTTGCTCTGGCTGAAACCAAGCCTCGCGCTTTTGCGCAGTGGACCGATGGCACTGTGATCATGGGCGGGCAGAACTCCGGCTATCTCTGGACCTCGACCGACGACGGGATGGCATTCCAGCGGGAGCATCGCGTGGGTTACGGCGACGCCGTGATCTCGCTCAAGGCCGTGGCAAATGACATGATCGTGGTCGGGACAGGCCAAGGACTATTGACGGGCAAGCCTTTCAAGGCGGCGCTCTATCGCGGTATGCGCGACTGGTCCAAAGTCGAAGGTCCCGTTTGACGGCACCACCGCCGCCTTAGACTCGGCTCCAGTCACAACCAGGCTGGAGCCTTTTCATGTCGCGCCTTCCGACCAACGTTCCTGCACCGGCAAAACAGCTTCTGAACTTCATCGGCGACATCGAAGCGCCGCGAGGTTACGACACCATCTACGGCAACAATCAGAACAAGTTGCCGAAGCCTCTCACCAGCATGACCTTCGGCGAGATCGTCGACGCGCAGGCCAGCTGGACCAAGCGCTTCAAGAGCTCGGCCGCCGGCCGCTACCAGTTCATGCGCGCAACGCTGCAGGGCCTGGCCAAGGAATTCCCCTCCGACATCTCCGGCACCACGCGCTTCAACCCGGACCTGCAGGATCGGCTGGGCTATGCCCTGCTGCTCCGCCGCGGCTACGCTTCGTTCATTGCCGGCTCAATCGGGATCAACGAATTCGGCAAGCGTCTCGCGCAGGAATGGGCAAGCCTGCCTGTCCTTGCCGACACGAAGGGCGCCCACCGCCAGGTCAAGCGTGGCCAGAGCTACTATGCCGGCGACGGGCTGAACAAATCCCTGGTCGCACCGGCGTCTGTCGAGAACATACTGCAGATCGTGCTGGCGACCGCGAAGCAGCCACCAGCCTCTGTTCCGGCACCCAAGCCCGCATCGCAACCTGTCGAAGCCCCGGCGGCCATCGAGCGCCGGCCGACACAGGCCAACTGGCTCGAAGCGCTGCTCGCGGCCCTGGTGAAGATCTTCGGAGGCAAGAAGCCATGAGCGCCATCGCATCCATCCTGATCGGGGTCGCGGCCAAGGTCGGCGCGCCGATCGTAAAGGGCCTGCTCGAGAAGCACCTGGGCGGCACGGCCGGCCAGGTCGGCGGCGCTGTCATCGACGCGATCGCCAATCGCGCCGGTGTCCCCGTGGATGAGCTCGAGCATCTGCCGGAACCGGAGCTCGAGGCGGCCGTCGCGGCCGTCGAGGAAGAGAGCCCGCAGCTGATCGCAGCCCTCCTCGAGTCCCAGCGTCAGGCCAATGAACTGATGCTCGCCGAGATGCAGAAGGACAGCGCCTTCGGCTGGATGTGGCGGCCGGCGGGCATGTGGATGATGCTGGCCGTCTTTGGCTGGCTTGCCATGGGCCGGCCGATCGTCAACGCCTTCCTCTGGACCGTGACGCCGGGCGTGCAAATCGAGGCCGGGATCGACTGGCCGAACTTTCTCGGCATCTTCGGCATCTATGCCACTCTCTACATGGGCGGCAACACGCTGCTGCGCAGTGTCAAACGATAGCGAGGCAGCATGACTTTCTGGGAATGGGTGTGGAGTGGGAAGGCCGAGGTCGCGCTTGCAGGGATAGCTGGCTCGGCTGTCTCTGTCGCCATGGAATGGACGGGCATAAAGTCGGGCATTCGGCGGCTGTTCGTCGGGGCCGTCACGGCCTACTTCCTAGCCCCGGTTGGCCTTCCCATCATCCGCTGGGTGCTGGGTCAGATCGATGTCCCCGTTGAACAATCCGCCGGCGTCGGCGGTTTCATCCTGGGGATCGGCGGCGTGATCATCTGCGAGATCCTCCTCAAGGCCTTCCGAATCCGGAAGGCGGAGATGAAAGGTGACGCCAATGGCTAGGTTAAAAGCTCGACATGTTGCAAAGGCGGCAAAGCCCCAGGGGCGCGTCGCCGGCGTCGCCCTTCTGATCGTCCTGGTCTGGTTGTTTCTCGCTTCACACTGATCACGGCCGGAGCTCGACGAACTCCGCGCCGCTCTCCTTGAGCCTTGCGACCAGCGCCTGGTCGCGCTCCGTCATCCCCGGCCAGGTCCCGGCCATCACTCGATCATAGCAATCCTCGACGGCCGCCGCGGCCTGGCGGGCAGTGTCTGCGGATCCGGCAGTAACCTGCATCGCCGGCCGATCGTGCAGCGCCTGCTTCATCGTCAGAAACCAGAGCCAGTTTCCCTGGTGATGCCGGTGGATCCGGCCGAAGGTCCGCGATCCGTCATGGCCGACGAAATCGTCAGCCTTATCAGTCCAGGTCAGGCGCCAGGAATAACGGGGCACAGGTTCGATACTCATGTCCGCCACCATATAGCGCGAGGCGGTTTCAAAGTGTAGAAACGAGCAAAAGTCTCATGGCCGGATCGGCGCAACCTGATGAAATCGTTACAAGTTAGGATAACTTTTAATCAGTAGGTCCAGGGTTCGAATCCCTGCGCTCTCACCACTCTCCAAGTTGTCTTGACTTCCATCTCTGTCACTCCGCCGCATGTCCCGTTTCGTTACGACGCCGGCATCGGCGTTTGTCATTCGTTGGTGATGACAGTAACCAAGCAGACTCGTTCTGCAACCGGCCCACCTCCTCCCTGTTGTGCTTTGTGCCGGGCGCCGTTGCCCGGTGCATCAGAGGAGGAATACTCATGTGTAGAACCCTGGGAATAGCCCTGCTGTCGAGCGTTGTCGCGCTCTCGGCTCCCCTGCCCTTGGCCGCGGACGGGATCAATATTGGCGGATCGAGAGGAATATCCGTCGATGTCAACACCTCCGACGGTCTCGGCGTGGACGCCTCCGTGGGCGGACGAGGCGGCGTCAATGCGAACGCCAATGTCGGCGGGAGCAGAGGGATCGCCGATGTCGATGCCGCGGTTGGGGGCTCGCGCGGCGTGAATGCGTCGGCGAATGTTAACGGAGGCCGTGGCCTGTCGGCAGATGTCGACGCAAGTGTTGGCGGTGAAGGCGGATTGAATGCGTCCGTCGGCGCGCAGATCGGCGGCTCCGGCTCCGGCACGGGGATTGACGTGGATGTGGGTCTCGGCCGGACGCCCGATGCCGGAAATGGCTCCGGCGGCTCCGGACCGGATGGATCCGGACCGGGCGGTCTCACCGCGCCGCAGCGCCAGGCATTGCGCGACATGTCGCCGGCCGAGCGTCAGCGCCTGCTGACCCGCTGCGGCAGCATCACAGCCTCGGGCTATGATCCGGCCCTGGTGGAACTCTGCCGCCTGCTGCGCCTCAGCGCCTCGCGCTGACCGCCTGTCGTCGCCTGGCCCGCAACCGTGGGCCAGGCACGTGCTAGACGATTGAAGAGGATCGCAGGCGGATCACATTTATTTCGAGATCACCCACATTCTAAGGATCCGCTTAGCCGTTCACCAATCACCCCTGTCCTATTCTGAGGCATGCTCAGGCTAGGGGTAGCTCATGCGCGTGATGGTAATCCTGATGATCGCGGCGGTGTTCAGCATTCTGGCGATCAAACACTCGAACAACTCGCTCGGTACCGGGCGCCTGACGGCCTCACCGGCCGAAGTGGCGACCGGCTGA